ACCTGCGTATGGAAAAAGTTTTCCCAGTTATATTCCATACCCTATTGGAAGCGTAAAGATACGATATGTTGCAGGCTACACAACAAATATTCCTGAACCTATAAAACAGGCAATGCTGCTTTTAATAGGGCATTTGTTTGAAAACAGGGAAGCGATAAATATCGGTAATATTGTTAATAAATTGCCACATGGGTTTGAGGCTCTATTGTGGGATTATATAGTCTGGTGGTTATAATGAAAGCAGGGAATCTAAGAAATTATATTACGATCCAGCAAAAGACACTTAAGGAAAATTCCAATCTTGAAAAAATTGAATCATGGGCTACTTTTGCAACCGTATGGGCTGAAATATTGCCTTTAACTGGCCGTGAGTTTTGGGCTTCCAAACAAGTTAATTCTGAGGTTACAGGAAAAATCCGTATAAGGTATTTATCTGGAGTTACATCTAAAATGAGGGTAATTGAAGACTCTAAAACCTATGAAATAGAAGCTGTAATTGATACTGATAATAGGCATGAAGAATTAATATTACTGGTTAAGGAATCATAATGGGATTTAAAGTTGAAATAGACGGCATCCAAAATCTTTACAAGGCTTTTGAAGCCAAGCGTAAAGAAATAGCGGAAATAATCAAAAAAGATGTAGACGAAGGAGCAGATAAGATAATCGCAACTGCTAAAGAAAAAGCCCCAAAAGATAAGCATAACCTTGAAAATGCAATTGATAAAAACGAAGTTTGGGATAAGAACAATAAAATCAGTGTATCAGTCGGAATACAAATAAATGATGTATTTAAAAAAGCTGATGGGTGGTACGCAAGGATGCAGGAAAAAGGAACAAGTAAAATGAAAGCACATCCATATTTAAGGCCGGCATTAAATAAACATAAAAAAGAAATACATGGCCAGATTGAAAACGATATAAAAAGGGTACTCTAAAATGACAATTGAACAGGCAATTAAAATATATCTAAAAACTAAAACTGAGATAACTTCTATCGTGGGTACGAGATTGGACTATTCAAAACTTCCAGAAGGGCCGACTTATCCTTACCTTACTTTTTTCAGGTATTCAAATCCAGTAGACAGCAGCATAAATTTAGCGCATACATATTTGCAGTTTGACAGCTGGGCATTAACCTACATCGAAGCGCTGAACCTATCATATGCTTTAAGAGGGGTCATTAATAGGGAAAAGAACATATTAAGTGGAATTGGTATAAAACAGATAACTTTTCTAGACGAGGGCTATCAGTATGAACCGGATACAAAAATTCACCATGTAGATTCAAGTTACAAGGTTCTATATATCGAACCGTAAAAATTATATACCTTCAGGGTAATTTAAATATATATAAAACATTGGGCATCCGTTAGGATGTCTTTTTTATTTGTGAAGGAGAAATAAAATGAATCAGACCACAGTTAAAAATTCAAACGCAATTCAGTTTGGTTCTGGAAAATTTGAGATTTCAGAAGATGGGACAAACTGGACAAATTTAGGTGCAATGAAGGGAATAGTCTTTACTGAATCCTTTGATAAGGTAACGGTCTACTCCGACAATGCAGGTGTAATCAAAGAATACATCAAAAACCACAAAGCAAGCCTTGCAGGCGACATGCAGGAAATAAGTTTAGCGGACCTTGATACAATCAGGGGTGGAATTGACACTTACAGCTCAAGCACGGGAGTCTCAGAAACTCTAAAATCGGGTGGCAAAACCACAATAACAGCGATCCAGGTAAGGGTAACAAATACCAATGACAGGGCTGAAATATTCAGGATCACAGTTTACAAGGCCACAAACAACAAAGGTATCGTTATTAACTTCAATCCCGATGATGCAGATGATGCAAATGTTATACCTATTGAAATAGTCGGTTCATGTGATACTTCCAAGACTGCTGGAGAGCAACTATTTGAAATATATAATGAGCAAGGTATTGGAGCAGTAAGCTAAATGGAAGAAATCAAAGATTTTGACAAGCTAATCCCTGAAAAAAGGATTGCAATTTTAGCAGGAAAAGAATTTGACGTTTCTAAAATCTCTACCCGTATGGCATTAAAGCAGGTTGTCTTCAGGGACAATGTGCTAAAAATGAACGGTGAGCAGGCTTTTAAAGAAGCGGTTGGAATAGTTGCAGAGATTTGCGGAAAACCTAAAGCAACTAGTGAGGGCTTTATAGGAAAAATCCGCAATCTCTTTATAAACAGGATTACTGCTAAATGGTTAATGGATAATACTAACTATGAGCAATTAACCGAGTTCATGGATTTTGTACTAGAGCCATTGACAAAAAAAGCCGAAGAACCAAAAGCAGATAAAAAAAAAGTAAATCAAAAGTAATTGAGCTGGGGAAAATATTTGTCCGGGTTGTATGCATAACTGGTTGGAGTTTTGAATATATCCTGGACAATATTTCTTTAGATCAGCTTATGATGATTTATGATTACGGGTTCGATTTCGAGGAACAAAAATCAATCATACTGGTAAATAAAATCGTTGAAGCCATTACTGGCAAAAAATCAAAAAAATCCAACAAAGAAGAATCTGAAAAACCCGACATAGCCAAATTCATGAGGTTATACGGAGATAAAATTAAAACCCCAAAGGATATAAGTAAATGAGTACATTAGGCTCACTTGTTGTGCGCATCGTTGGTGATAACACTGAATTTAATAAGACTATCGCACAAACAGAAAAACAATTAAATAGGCAAACTAAAGGATTGCAAACCGTTGCTAAAAGCATGACTACAGTAGGGGATACCCTTGTTAAATCAGTTACCCTTCCACTGGCTGCAGTAGGCGTAGCCTCTATCAAGATGGCAACTGACTTTGAAAAGAGCATGCGCAATGTAAACTCCATTACAAAGCTCTCTGAAAAAGAGTTAGCCAATATGTCTTCTGAGGTGGTAAACCTATCAACAAAATTACCACAGAGCGCTAAAGTCTTAGCAGATGGACTTTATGATATTTCATCTAGTGGTTTTGCAGGCGCAGACGGATTAAAAGTTTTAGAGGCAGCGGCAAAAGCAGCAAGTGCAGGAATAACCGACACAGCAACATCAGCAAAAGGTATTACTGCAGTCTTAAATGCTTATGGTCTGAAAGCTGAGGACGCAGGCGCAATCTCGGATACAATGTTTAAAACCGTTGATAAAGGTGTTATTTCCTTTGAGGAATTATCAAGTTCTATTGGCGATGTAGTTGGTACTGCAAACCTGGCTGATATTAATTTCAATGAACTCTCCGGCGCACTGGCATACTTAACCACTAAAGGAATTGGCGCAGCCGAAGCCACGACCTCTTTAAATAGGTTAATTCTCTCAATCATAAAACCATCAGAAGAACTCGCAGCAGTAATTCAAAATGCTGGTTACGAATCAGGGGAAGCTGCAATAAAACAACTTGGTTTAGTCGGTGTACTCGAACTCATGGAAGAAGCTTCAGGCGGCTCACTTACTAAACTGCAGGAACTTTCACCTGAAATGAGGGCATTAAAAGCTTCAGGTGCTTTACTTGGCGGTGGCATAGAAGAACTCAATAAATATATGTCTGATTTTAACGATACCGCAGGAGCAACTGATGCAGCTTTAGCAGAACAAGCTAAATCATTAGATTATCAGTTTCAACTTCTTAAAAATAATGCATCTGCTTTAGCCATTGAAATAGGTACTGCAATAATCCCAAAAATAACAGATTCTTTCGGAAAAATTACACCAAAAATTAAAGATGTTGCAAAGTGGTTTGGTGAACTATCACCGGAAATGCAGGATAGTTTTATTAAATTAGGATTAATTACTGCAATTATACCAGGCGCAATTTCTATTTTTGGGCGATTTGCAATGAGTGCAATACAGTTGAGAAATGCCTTAAATCTATTAACCATATCTTGCAATGGGTTGCTGGTAACATTGCCTGCTGTTGCTGCTGCAATAGTAGGTGGTGGCTGGGGCATATATAAATCCGTTGATGCATATGTCAAATTGGAAAAAGAAGTATCAGACCTTGATGGTGCTCTTTATGACCTTGAATTTGCTCTTGGTGAAAACTCAATAATGGCTGCAAGGGCTGGGGTTGAGAATGATGATTTAAGAGGAAAAATAGAAGCTCTGGTTGAAAAATACCCTGAACTTGAAGAAAAAATTGTCAGCATTGTTAATAAATACTATGAAGGTGCAAATACCAAAAAAGAAAATATTGACCTGATGGAGCAGGAAATAAGAACATTACTGGCTGTTGGAGATGGTATGCAGGGCTATGACAAGCATATGGAGAGCACAACAGAGCTAACTATAGAACAGAAGATAGCAAATCAGGACAATGAAGAAGTTTTAAAATCCTTGATGGAACAGTACGGGCTTACCAGAGAGGAAGCTGTAGAGTATGCGGCTAAACAGGGTTTATTAAAAAGTGCCACTGAAGAATCTACGGGAGCTACTGAAGATTTAGATTCTGCTATAAGCAATCTAGTTAAATCTTTGGAAGATGGTTCGGTATCTCCTAAAGAATTTATGACACAAATATCAGAACTTGGTATTGCTTTAAAAGATGTTGAGGATGGTTTTAACGCAATTATCGAAGCTGCATTTAAATTTTACAATACACAGTATGCTCTCAAAGAATCTGCAAAAGACTATGAAGA